CTTTAAATGATCCAGCACCACTAGCTGTTGTAAAATTATCTTCTTCAAATGGTACACTAAATATAACTTCTTGTGAATTAGTTGCACCAGCATAAAACATATGGTTTTGAAATGCTTTTACAAATTTAGGATTACTTGGAGCAGTACCACCACCTGTTGCATTTACTACATCTACTGCAAAACTACTATTAATTATTTGTGCAGGAGAATGTCCTGTTGCAATAATTAATTTATCTGTTCCATTAAAATTAAACTTTTCAAAATCATATGCTCTAGTAGCTGTACCTAATCCAGTTGTTAAACTTGTCCAACTGCTAGAAGTAGTTCCTCTGTGTATATCACCACCTCTTGCTGCAATTATTTGTCCATTAAATATTATGCTACAGTCTACAGTCGTACCAGTATGACTAGATCCTTGTGGTACAATATTACTATTATATAATGCTGTACCTCCAACTCTTCTATAACCACCTTTAATATCAGGTTCAAAATTTTGTAATATAAGAGCTTCACCAGGAGCCATAGAAAACACATCTTTATTAAGTGTTAAGCCTCCTGCACAACTCACTACAAATGGTGATATAAGATCTGTTGCTGGCATTGATTATTTTTTTTTATTAATTCTTCCACCAGTTTCTTTCATATACATGTCAAACATTCGTTTTAGTTCAAACATAGACTCATCTGGAAATATTTCTTTTACATTATCTTCTTCTAGTGCTTTTTTATATTTATTATATTTAGATAAACTAAAAACACCTGGCTCATATCTAGCTTGTAATTTTTTATCAGCTCTTTTTTCACCATCCATATTATCAGTAACTTTCATACCATTTTTTTTTCTATCATCTTCTCTATCTTTTTTAATAGCCATTAGCTTACTCTACCTCCTATTTGTGTTGTAATACTTTCTGCAATTGAATCAGTACGCATATAATCATTTTTAGTAGCATAATCTACTTTTAATAATCTAAGTTTTCTTTGAAAATCTCTATCTGCTAATTGTGCATGTTGAGGATCTGATCTAAGCATATAAGTATAATATTTAGCTCTATCTATAATTAATGTACCAAATCTATCAGGTAAAGTCATATTATCACCATGTGCAGATAAATCTGTATGTGTAGTATAATAATCATAATGGACTGTATACTCACTAGTATTTGGCCTTGGACTTACACCAAATGCAGAATGATCTGGTAATATATAAACTCTTAATGGTGCTGAATAATTACCTTTATTATTTGTATCATCAATTACTTTATAATTTTGTAAATAATTATCATATGATACATATGCTAATTTTCTAAGTGATATATCATTTCTAGATATTCTTATATAGTCTACATCTAATTGCACACTATCTGATTCTACATAAATATAAGAAGTTTGTGCTGTAGCTGTAAATGTAGTATTTAATATAGCACCTTCTCTAAAATTAGTTACAGCTTGTGTTGTATTTAAATTTTGTGTTCCACCTGCAGATGTTCCAACTCTTACTATTAATCCACTTGATGAACTATTTGGACTTAAAACTCTAACTTGTAATTTATATTCTTTATTAACTGTAGTATTAATAGCTTGATATGCTGCTGCATCATTTAAATTTAATCTACCATTACCACTTGAAGTATAAGATGGTGAACCATCTCCAGTTGTCCAACTAGTTATATTAGATGTAAATTCACCATTAGTTACTAGCTCTGTTGGTTTAAGAACAAATGAATCCATATCTGCTTTTCTAAAATCAGTTGGAAAATCATATTCATTATCACCAACAAATAAATTTTGTGATGTTCTTGAGTATAGTAATGGTATCTCACCTGTTTCATTATAAATATCGTGAATACCTTTATTTACAAAATCTTTAACTGCAGTTTGTATACCTCTACTAGAGGAGAACGTACTTGAAGTTAATTCTGTTTCATTAAGTTCTCTAAGAACTCTGTTCGTTAGTGTTAGGTAAGTTGTTGCCATTCTGTAATAACTCTATTATTTTATCAAGTTTTTGTTCTTGATTATTAATTCTATCTTCTAAATTACTCA